CTGAAGCTCATTTCAACAGCTGGGTGACATTCCCTGCCACGCTATCAGAACAAAGGATTTGGTCTGGCCTGTATTCCGGTGATCGAAATACCGCACGTGACAACAGTATTCTGCATGCTGCATATTCACATATATCACATGCTGCCGCCCAGCGTATAGTAGGCTCATTCCCAATACACAACCCCATGTTCACTGGTGATGATGAAGATGCCGCATTCAGTCATTGGGTGCATGCATTAGTATATCAGGTGTGCCACAGTTATGAGGGGTTTCAGCTAAAGGCAAAGAAGCAGATGGTCGGTATAGGTGCCTTCAGCAGCCATGAATACTTGCAGAGAGCCTTGACCGATGGTCCAGTTCCAAGAAGACCGTTAGCTGCAACATTGGCACAGATGTGTAGCGGTAATTGGTATGACACTAATTATGTCTGGCTCGATGGTATAATGTCTTCTGTCAATAACAATTGCTGGGAGCTACATTTGCGGGGCTTGCCACTGGCTGTTTCTACTAGGTTGGCGTACCATGTCTTGAATCGTACTATGGCTGTTGTTGTACCAGCACCACTTCCTACTGACACTGTCACTAGGAGAAAATTGGAATGGTGGACTTTCAGATCCTGTGGGTCCTATTCTCCATTGTGGGACTGCACAACTGCACCACCGCCAGGAGTACCCACCGGATCCGAAGTGGTTAAAGCACCTGCTGTAGCTCCAGGGATAACAGCCTGGATAGCCAAGTTGGCTACTAAATTTAAAGGGTTGGTGCCTGACGCACGTGTCGGTACCTACAGGCAAGGATGTCTCCAGGAAGGGTTCAGCAGCCTTTGGAAAGCAGATCGTAATCGATACATGCACCGGGCTGCCAATGCTGTGTGGCCTGAGCGCACAACAACAGCAGTGCAGTTCCCCGTAATATCACGTGCCTCACAGGCTTGTCCAGACAATGAGATGATCCGCGAAATGTTACTGAACGGTTATGCTGAACGACATCCTAACAGTGAAGCCCAACTAGTTTCTAGATTTGGTCTAGACATGGCCTATGTAACAGCTGCAGGTGGTCTCTCCAAGCTCATCAAATTTCTACGCCCCCGCGATTTGGCGCAGTGGGAAAACATCCATCCGACCACAATCAAACCATTATGGATGTGGAGCCTTGACCCGGCACTGGTAAGCTGGTTCTCGGATGCATATCGCGTGGTTACTGCACGTCCGGTATCTGGTCGACGTAAATTGACCGTGTGCCAAGATGCTGGTATTGTCAAACCTTCTGTACACTTAGTGGTTGCTGGGAATGCTTCTGGAAAAACAACCTTCTTACATAGTAGTGAGTTTGGTGTTGTCACAGATTTCGATACTTTATTGCGCGATGCTGGGGTGCGTCATACCATCCACAACACATCCAAAATTGGTGGTCCTGATCTGCCCAGTAGTGCCATTAAAGCATTAGCATGCGTGCTATCTGCTGCCAGTCCACATATTTTGTTATCACAATACCCCGTCATCTGGACTTTGGACATTTTGAGAGCTGCTGGTTTGACCATCAGTCAGCTGACCTTGGTCAGCATTCCGGCCCTGACCCTAGTGGAGAGGATGTCACAAGGTAGAGGCTGGACTGAGCATAAGATAGAACGCCGCCTTAACAGGCTCACAAACATCCAACTCGCTTGGCAAGACTTTGCCATTCAGCGTCAGCTGCCTTACAGCCTAATCACGGCTCAGTCCGTCCAGGAAGCTATTTCTTCCCTTGTAGGGCCACATTAAAACACTAATTAACACAATCACCGCATGCCGGCTGGGAAACCAGCCGGCAAAAATTAAGCGCCCCTG